GTATGGGGTGGGGTCATGGGTATGATGGGGGTCATAACTGAATCTTTTCTAACAAGGAGGCTCCACGAAGAGGACTTTTGACTTTTGACCCCTATCATACCCATCACCCCACTATAATGAAATATCTCGTCATTATATTCATTATATAAATATAATATCTCTTTCTAAATTACATTTATAACAAAAATAAAAGCAATCAAAATTACATTTATTTGATTCTATCTCTTTATTATCAACTAATTTTATAAATTGTATTCTTTTTCTTGGTATTATTATTTGTATATCATTTTTAAATAAAGTTCTAATATATTGTGTTGTTAATGTAGAACAAGGCATAATAAGAATAAAAGGCTTATTTAATTCTTTTAACCTTATTAATATTTCTTTTTTAATTGTAAATGGTGGATTGCTTACAATAATATCACCTTTATCATTGTTAAAAAAATCAATGTCTTCATGTATGACATTAAATCCTAATGTTTTTAAATAATTTCCAGATTTACCATTTCCATAAAATGCTTCCCATATAATTTTATCTTTTGGAATATAATCTTTAATATTATCCCAAGCATAATTAGGTGTCATATAATCATCATATTTAGTAAATGTTTCTGTATGAAATCCAGCCATCCTATTTAAATAAATATCTTTTTATTTTAAAACAACAATATCATTAGGAATATTATTATATACTAATTTATTATAATCTCTATTGGGAATAAATCCTTTAATTTCTATTTGATTAGTATGTTCATTATATTCTAATTTAGTAAAACGAATATTATTAAATGGATGTATAAATGGAACTTTTAATATGAAAGTATTATGATTATAATTATAATGGGCAATAGGAGACCAAGAACCCATTATATTTTTCATTCTAATCTTCATATATATTTATATATTTATTTTTTTACATATTCATTTTGCTGTTCAGAAACTGAATGACCCATTGCTTTAGCATCGTCTTCTTGTTCTTTCTTTACTTCTCCATATTTAGAAGTAAGATAAGAGTGTCGGAGCATAGAAGATCCAACTTTCTTTCCAAAGAGTTTATTAAGAATTCTTGTTATAGAATTTACAGCAGAAAGTGGTTCACCATTTGAATATAATAGAAATGGCATTGCTGTATCTTTCTTTGACTCTATTGGAGACCATTTGAGATACATTGAAATAATACCATTAAGAGGAGAAGTAATAGGAAGTATTTGTGTACCATATTTCTTTGATGTTTTATATTTATTAAATACAAACTCCTTTGGAATCTTCTTATCAATAATTAAATAATTATGTTCTTTTGGTAAATCTTCAACTTTCATTCCTTTCTTTGCTGTTATGACAACCATTGAAGTATAATCTTGATTGCGACGAGGAGGCATATCAGTATAGAGAGATAATATCATTAATGATAAAAGTTTATTATATTGTTCTATAGATATTTGTTTTGTTTTTTCAAATGCTAAACAATCATTATAAAGTTTATTTTTAATATCTTCAACATCTTTCCATTCTACCCAATTCTCTTTCTGTTTTTCATTTTTTTCTCCATTCTCTTCTTGCTTCATTTCTGTTCCTTTCTTCATCATTTCATCATAATAATGCTTATAAACCTTTTTATATGTTGGTTTATCATTAAAAAGAGATAATACTGATACTATAGATGCTAACATAGTCTTTTTAGTATTATTTGAATATTCAGATAGTATCTTATCAATATTTTCAACATTCTTTAAAAATGTTAGAGATGTATAAGGTTTCTTTTCATTGAGACTATAAAGATTTCTAATATACAGCGATGCCGATGACTCAGTAATCTTTTTTTGTTCAATTAGTTGTTTAACAAGATTTAACATAAAATCCGTAGTTCTATTCATTTATATTATACAAGAACATTTTTAATTTCATCATTTTTACACAGATTCTGTAAATATTTAATATATATTAAAGATAAATTTTGATATTGTTTAGTTGTTAAATAATCATTAATAATTGATTTATTGGGGTTATTTTCTATTAACAGCAAAGCATGTAATAGTGTTTTATTGCGTTCTGCTTTTTTATTTTTATAACGATCAGCTTGTCCTTTTAGAATTTGCTCTCGGTTTCTGTCGTAGTATTCTTTCTTCATTTCAGCATCATATTTTTCCTTCATTTTTGCTATAAGCACTTCACGATTCTTATTATACCATTTCTCATAGTTTTTATTAGCAATTGGCATTTTCTTCTCTAATATAATAACGAGACATTTCTTTAAACCAAATATTTCTTTAAATGGGTATGGTGGGGTGATGGGTATGATGGGGGTCATAATCCAATCTTTTCTAACAAGGAGCCTCCACGAAGAGGACTTTTGACTTTTGACCCCTATCATACCCATCACCCCACTATAATGAAAAGACATTTCTTTAATAATTTTTTAATAAACAGCTTACTACATCTGTATGTTTTTTCTCAAAGATGATATAGAAGTATCGTCCTCTCCATTTTTTAATACTACATACGACTATTTTAGTCATAGTCCATCCTCTATTTTTTAATATTTCAATTCTTCGTGTAGTGAGTGTACAGAAGCAACCATCATTTGCTAAAAATGCGACTCCTTTCTTTGCTCGTGTGCTGTAATAGTCAAGAAGAAACCAAAAACTATTTACTCGTTTAGTTCCAGTTTCAAGTCGGAAAGGTGGATTTGTAATAACCCAATCATAGTCATCTTTGACATCCTTATAGTCTCGTCCACGAGTGATTTCGCTCCATATTTTTTGACACATTGGTGGTATGCTGTCATAAAAAGCATTTTCACCAGCAAAAGGCTCTAAAACAGTATCACCAACTATTAATGGTGTTAAATTTATTAAATCTTTCGCTAAATCCTTTGGTGTTTGGTGAAAATAATAAGTTTCGTCCATATACTTGATATATATATTTTAAATTATATCAATTACCGCACATTTTTACATATAAGTAAATATGTGCTGTAAGATTTTTACATATAAGTAAATATGTATTATGAGATATTTTTACATAATACATATTTTTTAGTAATAAAAATATTTTTATTACACAAAAAAATAGCATAAGTAAAAATCTATGATATTAAATATGTCATAAATGTAAAAATCTCGTAATAGTTGTTTAATGTAAATATGTAGATGGTAAAAATGTCTCCGGCGAGGTCAATTTTTTTTGCGTTTATCGGTTTAAAGAAATGTCTCGTCATTATATTAGAAGAAGAAAATGTCCGAATCCACTAAGGAACTCGCCTCCACTAATAATGTCATTGAAATTACGGAAGGATTAATGTCTTCCAATAGTAAATTCAAATCCTTTAATGTTAATGATGCTATAAAATATATAGATGCTAATTTTGAATGTTATGAACGCACTCGTGATATTAATCGTGTGTATGGAGATATTGATTTTAAAAATGTTCAATATGATAAAAAACTATTTGATGAACAAGATGAATTATATGGGAAAGCTTTGTGTGAGACTTTAGATTTTGTTATGAATTTAATTGATAACACTAATGATGACTATGCTATATATAAATCATCATCTTTTCAATATAAAGTAATATCATGGAGATTTGTTATTAAAAATCGTATAGCAACTTATGAAACTAATAAACAATTTATTGAAAAACTAAATGAGTTTTTTGTAGATAAACAAAATGAGAATAATCTTATTCGTATTTTAGATTTTGATACGAGTATTTATAATCAAGGTCGTAAAATGCGAATGATTAACTCATCAAAACCAAATGAAAAAAGACCTTTAGTAATGGTAAAAGGTGAAATTATTGATAGTCTTATTACTTATATTCCAGAAGGATGTAATATGTTAGTACAAGTAGAAGAAGAAAAAGAAACTCCAGAATATCCAAATATAACATCAAATATTTATAATAAAGAAGTTGAAGATTTATGTAATTTATTAGATGATAATTTCTTATCATCATATGATAATTGGATTCGTTTTCTAATATGTTTGAAAACACAAGGAGAACAATATAAACAATTATTTTTAGATATTTGTGCTAAAAGTCCTCGTTATAATAAGAAGCATATTATAGCAGAAAATGCGAAAGCGTGGACTAAAATGATAATTACAACAAATCGTATAACTTTAGGATCATTAAAACATTGGGCAAAGAAATGTAATCCTAAAGCATATTTTGAACTCAAAAAAACACAATACTCTACACTATTATTGACTCAACCATTGACTTCTAATGAATTATGCGAAGTATTTACTATAGAAATGGCTGGAGATATTCTATATAGTGAAAGTCAAAAAACATTTTATGTTTATAATCAAAATAATGGATTATGGGAAGATAAAACTATCAATAATATCTTCACTTCTCGTATTCAATCAATCATCCAGAAATTAATTGGTGAATTACCATTAGCAGATAGTGAAGAACAAATAGCAATAAATCTTAAGAAAACAAAACATTTCATGAGTATTATGTCATTATGCGATGGTTTCAAAGTTAATAATTTAATTAATAAATATTTACCATCAATGTGTTGTGAAAATGGTGAAGATCCTTTTATATTTATGAATTTAAGTGAAAATTGCTTGAATCTTAAAAATGGTGTATGGGATTTTAAACAAAAGAAATTAGTTTCTTATGATAGAAATCATTATTTTACTTTCAAATTAGATATAGAATATAATAGCAACGCAGATACAATTGATATTCATAATGCTTTCAAAGCTTGGTTTAAAAATGATACTGATGTTATGAAATGGGTTCAATATTATTTAGGATATTGTTTAACTGGATATGTTGATTTACAAGAACTTTTATTTGTTTGGGGTGAATCTGCTTCAAATGGTAAATCTACATTATTTAATGATATTATGGGCTCAATATTAGGTCATAATAAACTTATGGCAATATTAAATAGCACTGATATTCAAAACAAAGGTGATAATAATGATGGTTTATATCAATTGAATGGTAAGCGTTTTGCTTTGATTAGTGAGCCATCTAAGAATAAGAAAGGTGTTGTAGAGTTTGATAATCAAATGATGAAGAATATCAGTGGAGATTCTGTAATATCCGCACAAGCAAAATATAAAGGTAAAATTACTTTTAAAGTATTATCAAAAATAGGATTTATTTTTAACCAACTTCCAGAAATAGAGTTTGAAGATGAAGGATCTTATAGACGAATGACTATTTTAGAAATGAATGTGTCTTTTAAAAATGAAGATGATTATGAGAAATGTCCACAACATCTCAAAGAAAAAGGTTTAATTCAAAAGAAAGATCCTTTGTTCATTAAACGATTAATGGAAAATAAAGAAGGTATTTTGAAATATCTATTAGAAGGTGCGGATGTATATATGACATACAAAGATAAAGGGCAAAAATATCCAACACCAGAAAGTATGAAAAATAGCAAAACTAAAGCAGTAAAAGAATTAGATGTATTAGGTGGATGGATTGATAATAGAATAGTATATGAAGAAGGTAGCAAAATTAAAAAATCTGAATTATTAAGAATATGGAATGATGAAAAATTATCATTTGGTCAAGGAATCAAAGGATTTGTAGAACGATTGAAAAAGAAAGTAATGTCTAAAGGTTATGAATGGGAAGAAGGTTCTAAAGGAAAAGGACGAGAATGTGTTGTCAATGCTAAACTAATTGATGATGATGATGATGATGATAAAATAATATAACTTTTTAGTAATTTTTTTATGTAATTTTTTTATCAATTATTTTTTTATAGCACTATTTCAATTATTTTTTTATAGCACTATTTCAATTATTTTTTTATAGCACTATTTCAATTATTTTGATAAAATAATATAATGACGAGATATTTCATTATAGTGGGGTGATGGGTATGATAGGGGTCAAAAGTCAAAAGTCCTCTTCGTGGAGCCTCCTTGTTAGAAAAGATTCAGTTATGACCCCCATCATACCCATCACCCCACTATAAAGAAAGAACATTTCTTCAAATAATAAATAATAATGAATATAATCTATATAACGAATATAAATGGGTCAATCTTGTAGTAGCCATCAAACAATGCTTCAATTAGCAGTATATGAAGCAAAAATTGAATATTGTTTTAAAAATCTACCACAGCTAATGACTGATTTACAAGCACTACAATCAGCAGTAAAGGCTCTTCCGCAATTACCAGCAGTTATAAGTGATATTAAAGATGTTTCTACAGCAACTTAAAAATCCTCGTTAAAATGGTAAAAATATCTTCGGCATTATAATTAGAAAATGTCAAAACTACAAGCCGACCTCACCTTTGGTATCTGGAATGAAACAAAGATGAAGCCTATCTTAGAGAAATTCTTTAATGAGAATCTCACTAAAACATTTAGTAAATATGACGCACACGATTTTATGAATGAAAACAAAAAGAAGAAGTTTGAATTGAAAAGTAGACGCATAGTTCATAATCAATATCCTACGGCTATCGTTAATGCTTCTAAAATACGAAAACAAGATCCTAATGTTTTTCATACTTATGTATGGAATTATACAGATGGTCTATATTATCTACCTTATGATAAAGATATTTGGAAAAACTTCACTATTAGACCTATGCGAGTAGAACGAGATGGACGAGTTGAAATAGAAGATGTTATTGATGTCCCTCATACATATTTACGACCTATTAGTGTTTAATTTCCCTTTTTCCATTTTTCAAATTCTCTGAAAGAAGAGGTATATGATGGTGCTTTTGATTTATTAGCATTTATTGATAATAAAAAATATAATTGTGTATCTGCCATTAAAATATCTTTGAAAAAATCCTTCATTTGGTTTGTATCATCAAAATCTAAATGAATGAACTTCTTGAATTCCTTATCTGTAAATGAAGGACGACCTTCTTTATTTATATAATTTGCTTTTTCTTGTGCTGTATGATATAAATTTCCATATTTTTCCTTTAACCATTTAAATCCATAAGGTATTTCTTCTGGTCTAAGTTTTGAAACTTCTGAAACACCTTGTTGATATGGTTCTAAATGAGTATTTTTTGGAATTAACTCTTTTTTTAGTGGTAATAGTTCTTCTGACTTTTTTTGCTTTTGTTCTGTTGGTAATGTTGTACCATATAGTTTATTCGTTAATCTATTAGAAAGATCTTCAGATGAAAAAGTCAATTGTATTGGATTTTTATCATTCATCATCATTTCTTCCTTAAAATATTCATCTCTTGCTGTTTTGAATAATTTATCAATTGCCTTATCAGTTTTCTTTTTATTTTCAGTTGATCTTATTCCATTATTAAAGTGGGCAAGAATTTCCTTTAATTGTAAATCTTGAGCATTCGTTAACATTGCTCTTTTGCGACCAATTCCAATCTCCTTGCGTGGTTCAAATACTGGTGGTTTTCCTATTTTCTTTTTTGCTATTTTTTCTCTTAATGAAGATATGCCCTTTTTAGCAACAGATTTTATTAATCCTTTACGCATTAGTTCGTTATATTTTTTCATTTCTTCTTCAGTAATTTTTGCTTTTGGTTTTGCTGTTATTTTTTTAGTATATTTTTTAATATATTCAGATGGGTTTGATACTTTTGATGGATCAAATATATCAACATCTAATTGATGTTCCATTGCTAAAAGTTTCTTGACATAACCAGCATTTCTACTACCCCCTTCTAAAGCATTTTCATTTTGTAATTCATTTTGTAATTGATTATCAATTTCTTCATATTGACTATTTAGCTGTTCTACATTTTCATGAAATCCTTGTAATTCTTCTTCTTGTAGTTCAATATTACGAAGTAGTCTTCGTCTATTACCTATTAAAATTTCATTATCTGGTTCTCGTTCTATTTTAGTATTTATATTATTTAATCCAGTCATCATATGATTAATATTGTCGTGTGTTCGTTGTATTTCTTGATTAAACATATCTATCTCATTTCTTATTTGTTCTAATCTATTTCGTAAATGTTCTATTAATCGTCTATTTAATGGTCGTGGAGGTGCTCTCCGTCCTCCTCTTGATTGTGGTGGACTTAGTTTATCTAACTGGTTTTTAGCATTATATAGTTGCTCTTTAATGACATTAATAGCATTACGAAGAAATCTCTTTTGTTCTTTATCAGTTTCAGTTCTCAATTCTTCTTTTAATTCTTCTAAATTGTCTTCATACATTTGTATTGTGTGAATTAATAATCGTATTTCTCTATGTATATCACCACCTTTCAAATCAAAATTATCTAAATTATGTGCTGATAACGCATTATAAACTTCACCAACAGCACCTAAAGGAGGTAGTTGTTTTTTGGGTGCTATAACATCTTTGCGATTGAATAAAAATCCACCAGCTCTATACAATGGATCATTATCTACATAATGACGCATAATAGTATCTCCTTGTTGATTTAATATATCTGATGATTGAAATGCTGGATTATATTCTTCAATACCTTTAATAAAAGGAAAATCTCGTTTCAATTGACTGGATACAGCACCACCTAATGAATGACCAGATACATAATATTCATATTGCTGTGGATTAAATTGTGATATAAGTGCCATAACACTTTCTTTATCTTTCTTATATCTATCGCTCTTTGTTAAACGATTAAATGGAAGACCAAAATTAGCACTCCAATCTGTTTTATCTAAATTTTTAGTACCACGAACACCAATTAAAATTGTATTTGTGTTTTTATTGAGCCATCCTTGAATAGTTGGTGTAGCATATATTAAATCAAATCCATTAAATGATTTATCTGGAACAATTTTATAACTTTCTTTTGATGCTGTTAAAAAATCACTAGTAGAAGGTTTTGCTTTTCCTTCTAATTTCTTTTTCTCTCTATATTTCTTGGCTCTTGCTTTTTCATTTTCTCGTAGTTGTGCTAATTGTTCAGTATTTAACTTTTCTCTTTCTCCTTTTAAGAATCTTCCTTTTGTAGATCTTTCGGCAACTGGTTTTGTTTTTCTTCCTTTCTTCTTTGGAGCATATAAATCTGTTATATATTGTGATGGTTTAGATATCATATTATATACAATCTTATTCGCTATTTTCTTTTTTGTTCCATTTTCATAATCGGCTGGTTTCTTTTTTAAATGATGTTTTGCTAAAAGTAATCCGACATATCCAGCTTTTTTATTCCCTTTTGGCATTCCTTCACCTTCCATTCTATATTGTTAAATGAGATTTTTAAAATGTTAAATGTGTAAATTTTAAATGTAAATATATAATATAAAATGGACGGATTTGATCTTTCTCGTGTTGTTGGCGGTCGTAAACATCGTCGTGGTGCTGGTCTTTCTGGTGGTGGTATTGGCTCTCGTGACCCAGAAGCCCATCTAATGACTGGAGAACTTGCCAGAGAACGAGCACTTGAAGGTGGTATGTCTCATTATAATGCTCTTCATAAACAATCTCATCGCCATATGCTTCATAAGGGAGCTGGTCTAACTGGTGGTGCTGATGGTGGTCGTCATCACAAGCATCATATGGGAGCTGGTCTAACTGGTGGTGCTCATCATATGGTATGTCATCATTGTGCTGGAACTGGTGTAAGTGGCGGTGCTGATGGTGGTCGTCATCACAAGCATCATTCAATGGAAGGTGCTGGTTTTTGGGATGATTTTAAGCACGGATTTGATATGGTAGCAAAGCCATTGGCTAAAATTGCTAAACCTTTTATTGGTGCTCTTCCTTACGGCAATGTAGCAAAGGCTGGTCTTTCGGCTCTTGGTTATGGTCGTAAACATCGTCGTGGTGCTGGTCTAACTGGCGGTATTGATATGGATGTTGGTTATAATCCAGATCATACTATGGAAGGCGGATATCACCATATGGGTGCTGGACTTTCTGGTGGTGCTGATGGTGGTAAGCATAAACGAGCAAAGGCTGGAGCACATGATGGTCGTCGTGCTCGTGCCCAAATTGTTAAGAAGGTAATGGCTGAAAAGGGTCTATCTCTTCCTATGGCATCAAAATATGTCAAAGAGCACGGACTTTATTGAATGAAATGTTCTTTCATTATAGTGGGGTCATGGGTATGATGGGGGTCATAATCCAATCTTTTCTAACAAGGAGGTTCCACGAAGAGGAGTTTTCAATTATGACCCCTATCATACCCATCACCCCACCCCATTACCCCCAACTCGTTCTAAATATAAAAATAGAATCTATAGAATATATAGAAATGGATAAACTCAATGATAAAAAGAATGATACAACTTTAATTACGACAAAACCAAAAAGAAAGTATATCAAGAAGAAAGATAAAATGAAAGGAATAATTGTAAGTCATACACCAATAACATTAATTTTTGATTAAAATATAATATAAACTCTAAATATAATATGGCTTGGAATCGTAGTTCAAGAGGAAATGTTTCATTAACATTCCCTACTGAAGCAGATAAAGTCCGCTCATTAGGTTATGGTTATGTTGGAAAGCAAGTATCATTTGCGAATGAAGTAGACAAAGGTGATGATTTATATGGTTGGAGTAAAGATGGTGATAAAGTAGCACAAATGAAAGTAGCAAATACTACTATGGCAAATCGTATATATGATAGAACAGCAAGACATAGAATTATTCCAACACAATTACTATCTACACCTCCATTTGGTGTTTCTCATAATAAAAGTAATTGGGATAATCTATATGGTGGTTCTAATGAATATCAGAAGAAAGCATTGGAACTACAAACACTTCGTGAACATCTTTCAAACGCAATCAGTATTTTAAGACATAATCCAAAAAGAATAGATTTAGTACGCTATATTAGAAAACTTAATAAAGATATAATAGAATTAGAACGAGAATTAGGAGCATCAAATGCTTTAGTAAGTCTAAGAGGTGGTGGTGGAGATAATGGTGTAGCACAAGCAACAAAATATGGTGCGAAATGGGTTAAGAATCGTCTAATGGAAAGAGGAAAAGAATTAACAGCATTGGATAATAAACAAGAAACTGCTGTTCTCCAAGAAGAACCAAATATAAGTGAAATTGAAGCAAAGAAAGATGATATTGAATTTAAATTTGAATCTATTATTGATGAATTGGAAAGTGGAGTATTAAATCGCAATACTGTAAAAAATCTTCAAAATTGGGCAATACAATTTTATGTCACTCTACCATATTATACTAATATTAAAAAGTTAAATCAATATAGAACTATTTTAGAACAAATAACACGAGCATATGAATCTGGAGCTCAAGCACAACAAAATACCGCATTATATAATATTACAGATGGAGCACAGTTGAGAGATTTCTTTAGCAAAGTAGCAAGAAAGATTGGTTCAGTAATAGATGAATATGTTCCATTTGTAAATTCATCATTCAAAGAAAGAACTCTTCGTGTAAAAGCTATCATGAAACATATCGGTGAAAAGAAATTGATAAAAATTATTGATGAAATAGAAATAGCAGAACCAGAAACAGAAGAAGAAGAAGAAGTAGAAGTAGATTTTGATGATCATGTTCCAAATATGCCTCCACCCTATATCACACAAAGACAAATTACTCAAAGACAACGAGAACTTATGGATGAAGGAAAAGATGAAAATACTGCTATTCGTGAAATTGTTGCTGAATGGTATCCTTTTATTAAATATACTCCATCTGCTCTAACATCTCAATCAACTATTAAGAAGATATTGGTAAGAAAGATAGCACAATATTTACAAAATCTACCATAAATAAATCTATCATTATATTATATGGATATTATTGCTAAAAAGATAATACCAATAGATTTTAGTGAAGATGTGCTTGAAACATTTGAAGCATTGAGTTTTACAAAATTAAAACATCTTATGTTAGTAGGAAGTGCTTCATTAAAATCTCAAATATATGCTGGTGATTATGATATGATTGAAAATGTTAAAGTGAAAAATATTCATACGACAGCAAAACAATTTCAAGATATTATAAAGAAATTAATGAATTTAAAATTATGTTATATTGGTGATATAAAATTAGGATCAATAGAAGAATGGAAAGTTATTAGCGATGATACTATTATAAAAAATGGATTCGTTCATAATTATAAAC